GATTCTCTCTTAATTTAAGTTGTACTCTTCTATGATCACCTTCTGTTTTTGCAGTTCTAGGTGATGTGTGATGTTGAACTAATTTTCTAACAACATCTACTATATCAGATGGAAAACGTAAGTTATTTAAACTTTCCTCTACAATCTGAGCTCCTATGTTTTCATAGTTTTTAAAATCACTATTATTTGAATTTGACGCAGGAGGTTTTCCCACATTGTGATATAATATACCTAGTCTAGTTGCTAGATCAGGTTTATCTTTGTCTTTAGTTATATGATGCTCTAATGATTTTAGTGTATGATTCCAAGTATCATAATCATGTCCCTCTAAATTTTGTACAAAACCTACTGTTCTTTGTAAAGCTGGATCAATATATTTTAATAAGTCGTTTTCTTTTAAGAATTTTAACGCAGATACTGGATCTTTAGAGTATATAATCCTACCAAATTCCATACCTATTCTTTCTTTCGGCATATCAGCTAGTAAGTCTTTTTGTTTTTTCAAACTGTCTGTTAAAGAACTATCAGCTTTAAGATTTAGATCTCCAATGAATCTAGCTGCTCTTAACATTCTAATAGGGTCTTCACTAAAAACTTTATCACTATCACCTTTTGGAGATTTTAAAACACCATTTTTTAAGTCTTCTCTACCACCAAAAGGATCTATTATTTCACCATCTGGTCTTTGTGCCATAGCATTTATAGTAAAATCTCTTCTAACTAATTCACTTTCTATATCACCATCTACACTAATAATATCTATAAGTTGATTATTGCCTAAATTAGCTGTAACTAAATTAGGTAAGTTTTTACCACCTTGATAAAATTTAGTATCAGACGTTTTTAATCTAGTCTCTATATCTTCTTTAGGTTTAAATGTAATTACATCTATATCTTTTGGAGCCTTACCTAATATGCTGTCTCTTACAGAACCACCTACTAAATATACAGGAACCTGCGAATCAAAGTTCTTTAACCAATCATTAACGAACTCAGGGACTTCAGGTTTTACATAAACTGTAGTTAGTCTTTCGTAAGTTTGACCTTGCTTTGGGCGTACAGTTTCAGTAATTTTCTTGGGAACTAGACCTTCTCTACCTTGTTTTTCAAACCAAGTCATCTTATCTCCTAGTCATCATGTTCTTCATCATCGACTTCTTCGATATGAGAATACTCATCATCTTCTGATTTTTCTTCAGGATCATAGTCTAAGAAATCATCTAGGTTTTTAAATGGATATCCTTTCTCCATCTTTTCAACATCATCTTCGCCTGTAGGCTCTTCAGATTCTTCTTGAAGAACTGCTTGCATCTGAGCCATTTCAGCTTGTTGTTTAGCTTGTTCAATCTGTTGTTGCTGTTGTTCTAACTGCATAGCTTGTTGTTCACCTTGCATCTTAGCAGTTGGAACTGGTTCACCACTTATTACGAAGTCAATCTCTAGCATGTCAGTTTCATTTTTCTCTTTTAATTCAACAGTGAATCCTAATTGACTTAATTGACTTGCCATAGCTACTTTTTGTTGAGTGTGAGAGATTATAGTTGCATCTGCTTTTTCTTCAGGTCTAGGTAATTCTATTTCATAATCAGTTACACCAAACGCTTTTAACAATTCTGGGAATACTTTTTCATGGAATAGTCTTTGATCTGATTCTACCACTCTACTCATCACTGTTAAGTTTTGTGTAGTTGCTGACATTCCACCAAATGCTTCAGGTGTTCCTTGCCATGTAGGAGATACTCCCCACATAGATGCAATTCTTTCTCTTATTTCTTGTTTTACTGGTAAGTAATCCATCTCTTGTAATGTGTGGAACAATCTTACCATGTCAACTCTACCTCTATTGTTTCTTGATGATACTGCTACCATAGGTATAAAGTTAGGGTCAAGTCTTGTTTGAGCCGCTATATGTGCTCTTTCCCTTCTTAAACTTTCAGGATCATCAGTAGTTACCATGATCATAGAAGCAGGCATCTTTCTTTCAAAGAAGTATCGGTATAAGTTTTTATCCATACCTATAAGTGTTAAGGCTTTTTCAAATACTGTTAATATAGGTGACCATCCATAAGTTTCAGATGGTGAGAACTTAGATAGATGTATTACTTCTGAATCTGCTAAGTACATGTGTTGGTTTCTGTGGTAATACTTATACATTGCAGGTATTCTCTTGTAACCTTTTTTAGACGTACCCGGTTCTTCAGCGACATCAGTCCTGTCTATAGGACATAAGAAATGTGCATTTTTAGGTAAACCTGCTGCATCTAAGTCAAATTCTACTAATGCAGGGTTCAACCTTCTGATTTCTTTTACTTTTGCACCTAGTTTACCATTAGGTAGTTCTTCATATTCTTTTGCTAAATATAAAAAGGCATCATCAATAGAGTTTAAATCATAGTGAAATTGTCTTAAAACTTCTTCAAGACTTTGGTCAAATACGTTTGAATCAGTGAGGAACTTACTAAATCTTACTAATTGTGATTTATCAGGATCTTTTACTTTAGGCTTTATCTTCATACCACGTCTAAATACTTCACCTGTGATATGTGTCAACGGACCTCGTATTTCTTGTACAGAATAAGTAATAGTCTGTAAATCCATTACAAGTTGTTGACGATATGCCATCTGATGTCTGACCCATGTGTTTACAACATGATCAAGACCGATAGTCGGAGCTTGTCCGGTATCACCTGCTGCTTTTGACAACTGCAACATGTTAATTTGTTCGTTTAAACTAGCAATTGTTTTAGCAACCTCTGGAACATCTGGAAGAAATTCTGATAGTTTTGCCATAATTATTTATCCTCACTTATTTTTTCTACATCAGCCATACCTGCAAGATTTATAATAGCTTGAATAGCTCTATCCTTTATCGCATAATTTTCTGAGTATTGAGGTTTTTTTGGTTCCTCTTTATATTTTACTACATTTTGCTCCATTTTCGACAGTTTTTCGTGTAATTCTTGATTTTCACGCTCTAATGCAAGTAAATCTTCATCATTTACTTCGCCACCGCCTAAAGAAGCATTTTCTAACACACCTAAACGAGTTGCTTCCTTAATCAATGCAATAAATGCAGCTTCTGTTATAATAGATACTGCAGCACTATCATCTGGAATATCATCTTCAGAATCAAAATCCTTTAATGCTGGGCTCCATGTATCTAATATTCTCCATGTTTTAGTTGCATCATCTTTGATTGCAACATACTGTATATCTCTGTCTCTTAGTAAACTTCCAATAGCCATAATTGACCTCCTGTTTTCTATACTTTACTCTATTATATCATATTTGACGTAGCTTTGTCAAGTATTATCTGAGTCCTTTTACATAATTTAAGAGTTTGCTAATTGCTCCAACTCTACTTGCTACTTTTTTTGAATATTTAGCACGACTACCTACACCACCAGCTTTTCGTTTCTTACGATTAGTAGCAGCTTTCTGTGACGCAGTTAGACCTTGACGTACTTTTTTAGGTAAATATCTACCTCTTTTACTTTTAGGTTTCTTTTTATCTCTAGCAGTAACGTAATCCCAATCTTGATCAGTCCATCTGCTAAGAGATCTTTGTCCTTCAGTCTTAGCCATTATTTCTTCCTATATCCTCCACCAGCTTTCTTATATCTTTGTGCAAGTAATTGTGCTTTCCTAGCAGACCATTGTCCGGGAGCACCACCTTTACTACCAGCTTTGATAGCAGCGAACTGCCTTTTTCTCATAGCAGGTTTAGTGTAATTACCAGCTTGATTAACTGATGATTTTTTCTTTTTTGCTTTCTCTATTATATTAGTAAAAATACTAAAGGTTCTATTAAGCGACATGGCACATACTCCATCCACAGACTTTACAAGTTTCACAGCCAGACTCCATAACTATGTTAGGAGACTCACAACACTCAGGTGTTGATTCTGGTGTCTCAACCATATCAAAGAAACTCATTTGTTCTGTACTATCGTTTTCTTCTTTTTCTTCAGTTCCTTTTACCAAGACTTCAATCTGTCTGCTACCAGCTCTGTAGACTGTAATACCTTTACAACCTAGCTTCCAAGCATGTACATAAGCAGCTTCAACATCAGCGATAGTTGCCTCATTAGGGAAGTTAATTGTTTTTGATATACCTGAATCACAATCCTCTTGGAAAGCTGCTTGCATCTCTACATGATCCTCAGCAGATATCTCAGGAGCAGTGATGTATATATCCTTCGCCCATGGTGGCACATCTTCTCTTGTTTGTAAAGAACCGCCTTGAGATAAATGCTCCATCAAATCTTCTGAATAGAAGTTATGTCTTTTAGCATCTGCCTCAAAGTATTTATTTACATAATACAAAGTCTGTCCTTCTAGTATGTTTGACTTTTTCCAAGCTAGAGCAAATGTAGGCTCTATACCACTAGAAGTATCTGCTAACATAGAGATAGTTCCTGTTGGAGCTACTGTTAATCTACAAGCATTTCTGTATTTTTCATCTTCTCCATAGTCACTTTCGTTCCATGCAGGAAAAGTACCTCTTTCATTAGCTATTTTTTTAGACTCTGCATCAGCTTTGTCTCTTATAAAGGACATAATATCTTTACCTAATTTACGCCCTTCTATACTATTATACTTAATTTTTAGCTGAATTAGCAAATCTGCGAATCCCATTACGCCTAAACCTATTTTTCTTGTAGATTTAGTCATTTTTTCTATCTCAGGGGTTGCATATTTGTTAGCATCTATCACATTATCTAAGAAATGTACAGCACTTTTAACAGTTTTTTCTAGTTCTCTCCAATCAACATCATTGTAATCTTCATGGAAAAACTTTGCTAAATTAATAGAACCTAAATTACATGACTCATTTCCTAGTAAAGGTTGTTCACCACAAGGGTTTGTAGCAATCATTTCGCCATATTCTGCTTTTACATGATTATCTTTGTTTACATTGTCTAAGAATATCATGCCCGGTTCACCATTTCTCCAAGCTCCATATACTATTTTATCAAATACTTCTCTAGCATTTAACTCACCCACTACTTGTTTACTCTTTGGATTGATTAATGGGTATTTAAGATTAGCTTGTACTGCTTTCATAAAGTCTGCATCTACCCCTACTGATATGTTAAAGTTATGTATTTCACCTTCAACTTTTTTACAGTCAATAAATTCTAATATATCTGGATGGTATACTGACATCACTGCCATATTAGCACCATCTCTTTTACCACCTTGGGTAATCATAGATGATACCCTAGATAGTGTTTGTAATACTTGTATTGGACCACATGCAATACCGTGAGTTGTTTTTATTCGGTCACCTCTTGGTCTTAATTCACTAAGAGCAAATCCTGTTCCTCCCCCAAACTTTTGTACCATGGCTATATCATGAGCAGTCTTCATAATATCTTCCATGCTATCTTTTAGAGGTAATACAAAACATGCTGATAAAGTTCCTTGTTCAGTCCCTGCGTTCATTAAAGTAGGAGAGTTAGGTACAAATTTTAATTTCTTCATCATGTCTGTAAAATCTACAGCTGTTAGTGCTGCTTCAGCAGCTAACTTACCATAGAGTTCCATGTCTACTTTTGCGATTGCTTGACCTACTCGTTCAAACATATCATCTGCTGTTTCAATAACTTCGTTGTTTTCGTCCTTTAAATAGTATCGACTTGATGCAACTGTTTCTGCTTGTTGTGTTAATTGCGTGACCAATGTGATCTCCTTCCTATCCTCTGTACCCACAGTACAGGCATAAATTTCTTTCTTCTACCCAAAAGCTCGGCATACAAACCATCTCATCGCAGTTTGGGTTCGGGGCTTTTTGTATTTTATCTGTCTTATTATTATACTCATTTCCTGTCCATTTTGACAGGTCAGGTAACTTAGTTTGTTCTTTTACAGTATTTTTTTCTTCAGGTGATACTGCCTCTAGCCAATCAGTAGCACTACCTAAACTTTCGTATCTGTAAAGGGTTGTTTCGTAAGCTGCTTGTAATGCCATAGCTATTGAGAAGAACGCATCTCCATGCCCCATCGGAGTCTCTGGTGCTTTAAGGTCATTACTAACAGATAATATTTGTTGTTTCTGTCTTTCATCTTTTATTAAGGTTAGATTATCAGAATATACATATTCTTCAAAAATCTGAGCCATAGTTCGTTTACTTTTCTGTGAGAATGTCATAGAGTGCCAGACATGATCTAGTCCTCTATCTTCTAGTTCCCCTCTTGTATTATCTATGTAACCTTTCTCTAAGTTGTAATTTTCAGCTATTTCATTCAAATATTGTATCTGATCTGAATAGCTCCATCCATCTAACCAAGATTGATGTACTTGTTCTATCTTATCACCCCTTCTTCTAAATATAACCAGATGAGATGGGTGTCTCTTTTTACCTACATCAAATCCTGCAAACAATTGGTCACCTGCTTCAGTTTTAAAAGTTTGATGTGCAGAATAGCTTTTTAGTGTTTCATCTTCACATTTTACAATGTCATCTTCACTAAAGTACGCTTCAGTTGCGAAGTGAGGTACTAGCAAAAACT